CAGCTAATTTTAAAAGAGCTGCAATGACAGTAAGGAAAAAATAATGGCAAAAACAGCAGCATGGCAAAGAAAAGAAGGTAAGAATCCTAAAGGTGGATTAAATGCTAAAGGTCGTGCATCCTACAACAAATCAACTGGAGGAAACTTAAAGGCCCCAAGTAAAAAGGTAGGAAACAAAAGGCGTGCTAGCTTCTGTGCGAGGATGAAAGGGATGAAGAAAAAACTTACATCAGCAAAGACAGCTAGAGATCCTAACAGTAGAATTAATAAGTCATTAAGGGCTTGGAACTGTTAATATAAAATAAAAAAGGGGAGCCGTAAAGACCCCCCTCATCGCAGGCAACAACAAAGACACACAGAGATTACTCTGGGTGTCTTTTTTTTTGGTCTGATTGATACATAGATCTATCACCCCATCTCTTTCTCCAAAGATAACTACTAAATCTACATGCGTATCTTTCTACCAATTCCATAATTATATTATGCCAAAATAATTTTCTAAATCTTTTGTATAATTTGTTTAATATCATCTTGTAATTTTTTACCTACAGAGTTAGCATGATTGATTACGGCAGCACATAGATTACCATGATAAGGATATGCCTTTAAAGCATCCCTAACTTTACCTACAGGTTTACCCCCATAATCAATCACAATTGCATTGTCTTTGTTTAAACCTATCTTTAATTCAAATAGTATGCCAGTAAATTTATCTGCATCATTTTTTTCCGACATCTTTTTCTCCCTCTGGATTAAAAGGTTTTAGTGTAGCCATAGTATTCATCAAATTGTATACCTCACCATATGGCCTTGTCATAAGGTATTTCATCATGTCTTGCAGTTGTATAGCATCAACAAGATACTGTTTTCCTTTTGGTTCTTTGTCCATCTTTCCTCCTATTAGAATGGTATGTCATCATCATTAGGATAATGTTTTTTTAATGTTTCTAATTTTTCTTCTGCATTAGCTATCTTATCTACTTGCTTATCAATCTCATCTATAAACTGAGGATGCTCTCCTATGCCTACAGGTTTTTGTAGATAAACTTCGATAACTGCTTTTGCTGCTTTTATTTCTGCATCATACTTTGCTTCTAATGCTTCTATAAAAAGATCTCCCATTATTGTGCCCCTTTAAATTGATAGTATTTATCTTCAACTAATTCCTCATCATCAAGATAAGGATTAGCTTTAGCTGCATCTGATTCTCTTGCATCTCTTATAGTTTGATTTAAAGTTCTACCTTGCTTTAAACATCCTGCAACAAAATCTTCTACTTCTATTATTGCTTGCTTAACCTGCCCCATTACTAACCTCCTTTATTAACCTATTTAAATACCAACTAGCTTTTTGTAAGTCTTCTAATGGTTCCCCTTTCCATTTATATCTAGAAACATATTTCAAAATATTTCCTTTAAGGTATCCATGAAACTCATCACCAGTCATACAATCATTAATTACATCTATTGTTTCTTTCTTACCATGTAAATAATGTTGTGGTGCATTAACGTTTTCATTTTCATATGTTTTATCTTCATCTCGAATCCACATAGGTATTTTTTTATTTTCTTCCATACTTTCTCCTAATAGTATTATATTCTACCATCTCTAAATCGTATTGACCTTTAGATACATTACGTTTAACTACAAGGCCACTCCACCACATTTGCTGTGTAGCTTTAGCATAATTTTCCTTATGATGCAAGTAACATCCTGCAGATAATCCCATAAGTTTTTTACCAGATGGTAATGCACACATAGCATAATCAAAAGTATGTATATGACCTACAGTAGAAGATACTTTATTTTTTAAGAGGAGAGAACGAGCAACGTTGTCACCGCTAATAGGCTTCCCCATGACACCAGTAGGATAGTTATGGCAATAATATACACCATCAACATTGACGGGTTTTTGGTACTCATAAACCTCCCAACCAAATTTTTCAAATTTAAAGTCGTCTGTGCTAATTGTGCCTTCAAGTTCTGGTATGTCATCTACTGTTCTATCTATCCTTTCTTCGTGATTGCCAAGTAGCATGATCTTTCTTAGCCGTCTTCCATCGAGACCTTTGTTAAATTTTTCCAATGCATCATGGGCATGGGCTATGTCTTTCTTATATCTTCTACCTTCAAATGATTTTTTACCTTTATCATAACTAGATAGTGAATCCATACTAGCAAAGTCTCCCATGCATATTATAGTATTCGGCCTTAAATCATGTGCAAATTTACCTGCCCACAAAAATCTTTCATTGCTTGCTTTGGGTGTGCAATGCGGATCACCCATAACTAAATGTGTTGCCACTAGTTTAACTCCTTATCACGTTTTTGTTTGAGGAACTCCAAGAAATCTACAACATTAGAATCATCGTCAAACTCTGCGACAGAACTAATTGTCATGCTCTTATCATTCCGTTTTTTATCATCAGCAAATCCACGAAGGCCCCATAAAAACGTAGAATGGGGATCTGTAGTTGCCATTTTTATCATGCCTCTAGCTATAGTAGAGCATAATTCGTACTCTTCTGTTGTCATTCTGGATTGACTATCCATAATTATACCACAAGTAAAGCCTTTTTGCCATGGTGTGATAATAACTTTAACAGAATTAATTACATTAGGTTTATTTTTTTTAGTTGACATTCCAATACCTATTATGATTTTCTCTATTATAATCTAATACTTTATGTTCGTAACCTCTCTTCATACTTTTTCTACCAAATTCATCTGCATCTTTTTCTTTATCAAAGATAGTGTTAGTAAATAATTTATAATCATCTTTCTTTTTATTTTTAAATACTATAAAATATAAATGCATAACCTAGAGTCAATGGTGCTTAGACCCCTCAAACTAACCACCACTGAACTCTTCTGTCTCCTCGTAAAAGGAAATCTATAATTTTGTTTTATCATTTACTTATATTTTCCCATACCTTTATAGCTGCTGACTTAATATTACTATCCCAATAAAAAGGACTAGGGTCAGTATTTAAAGGTGTTATCTTTATAGCTTTCTTTATATCATTATCACACATATCAATATAGTTTTCTAATGATTTAAAATCTCTAGCTAATTCTTTGTATCCATTTTTTACATCTTGCTTTGTAAGATCATACCATAAAGTTTTTTTAGGTGAGCAATACAATAAAGATATTGGCTTATCATGTAGTACAGAATATAAAGCCTGTTGTCTAAGGTGATCTATCTTAGGTTTCTTAGGCAATCTAAGTGTTGACTTTAAATCAACTATTAAATTTTCATATTCAAAGTCAGTAAATAATCTAACTGGATGTTTAAGACCTTTGATATTTTCTACCTTTTCTTTTTGATAACTGATTATATTTCTCAACTGTCTTTCATATAATTTTTCTTCAAACATCTTAGCTATGTTTATAGAATTATACAACTCCTCTTCTGCATTAAAGAAATTATTTTTTCTAAATCTATGAGTTAATAATCTCTCAAAGTGTTTATCATCTTTCTGAGACATACCTCTTTTTATTTTATAGTAAGCCCCAAACTCTGCAAGATTACCCCTAACCATTGCAGGACTACTAGATACTCTTAAACCTAATCCGTAGTGAACAAGCCACTCACTCGGATTATGTTTAAACTTGTTAATAGAACTAAAGCTATGTTTAAAGTCTGACTTGATTATATTTTTTAATTCCATTTAATACCTAGTAGTTTGATTTATTATGCTGATAATACTTCTTCTGGGTCTAACTCCTTGACAACTTTAGCGTCAATAGTATCACTAGAATTAACTGATTTAGATTTAGCTGAGTTATATAAATTTATAACTTCTTTATTTTCTATCTCAATAGATTCCTGAAACAACTTTATTGTTTCCATATTATCATCGGATAATTGTAGGTTAGCATCTGAGTTTACAACTATATCTGGAGTATAGTAAACATTACCACCTTTCTTTTGTCTTTTAGTATTTAAAGATAAAGTACAATTAAACATAAGTTTTTTTCTTTTGTTAAGAAGATCTAAAGCAGAACTAACTGGTGAGAAAGCTGTTCCTGTAACTCTATACAATACGGGAAGATCTTTTATTGATGTAGTCTCTCCTTTAGAATTAACACCTTTATCAAAACTTAATAAACCATAGACTAACTTATAGCATCTAATAGTTCTTTGCTCTTCTAATTGTTCTGGAGTTAAACTTGATCTTTCTTTAAAGGGTATCTTACCACACTTAGTACCACCTAAGATATCTATAGCTTCTTCTCTCCAACTTTTAAAAATTATAGACCTGTTTACATATTCACTTTTGACAGCATCGTAGTGCATGTATTGCATCGCACTTATAAATGGTCTAAAGGTTACAGGTTTTGAATATACATTCTGGCCTGTACTAGAATCGTATGTATAAAAATGACCTACTGGTAATTGATTACCATCATCATCTTCTGGGCTACGATTTATAGCTAATCTAGGTATGTTAACACCCATGCTAGACCCATCATCCTGTCCTATGGCTTGCATTATTTGCTCATTAGACATTCCTTTTACTATTATATTATTATCAGACATTTGTCCTCCTTATTTTAGTTTTTGTGTATATCATATTTATAAAAATATACAATTGGTTATTTTGCCACATCTATTTTTTTCTAAAGAAATGATATATAATATCATCTAGTAATCTAATACCCATTCCTACAATACATATTATAAAAAATATCTCTAACATATTAGTGTATCTCCATTTATTATTTTTACTTCTAAATCATCAGCGTTTGCAAAGTATGTCCACTCTGACAAAAACTCATGCTTCTCATTTATGTACAATGTTGTAGGCTCTATTACACATTGGTCCTTTAGTTGTGTGTATTCTAAATATGCAGAATACTCCTCATCAGAATACTCATCTAAGCTATCCAATGCATCTATGTCCTTACTCATTTTATGTCCTCCATTTGTAGCCAGTTAATACCTATCTTTGACTCGGTATCTAGGGGTACGTTAAAGTTAATATTGTAATACGTTTTGAGGGATGGTATTACATCTGATGTGCCCTGTTTAAATATTTCACTCATCACATCTTCTTCTCCAGGATAAACATCTGCCACGATAGAATCATGAACTGTGTTTACAAGTAAACTTTTTACACCTTTGTCTTGCATAATTTTATATATATTTATACATGCCATTGGTACAATATCTGCTGTTGCAAAACCTTGTACAGGATAATTTTTTATCTGAGTACCATAAGTAGATCCACCCCAAGGAGTTCTTTCTGCAAATGGGAAAGCATACTCTCTACCAGTTGGTAGCTTAATTCTCTTATAGCGTATAGCCTCACTCTGTAATTTTTCATGCCATGTTTTTATATCTTTATACTTTTCTAAGAACTTAGTGTAGTATCTTTTTTCATCCTCAGTACCAGTTACACCCCCATACAAAGGCTTAAACGTATGAGCCTTTGCATCTTGCCTAGATACTCCTATAATATCTGCAGTGTATTGGTGTACATCTATATTATTTTTTATATCTTCCATACCTTGTTTATCTTGTGCAAGATATACTGCAGTTCTAAATTCTAATTGTGCAAAATCTATCTCCAGTATCTTACCCCCTTCAAATCTAGAGGTAACAACTTTACGAATAGGAAATGTTCTACCCCTAGGTTGATTTTGAAAGTTAGGATCACGACTAGATAACCTACCAGTTGCAGTTATGGCCTGCATAAACTTAGGATGTAGAAAACCTTTTTCGTTTGTAAAGTTTTTTAATCCTTCTACAAATGTATTTAGATATGTATCTACTGCATTGTGTCTTACGATTGCAACTATAAATTCTTTGAACTCACCCTCTGCTTCTGAGGCTATCTTACTCAAAGTAATTCTATCAGTTCTAAATCCAGACTCTGCTATATCATATACACTTCTAGGTCTTTGTCTGAATCCTGCAACTTTTGCCATTGGTGTATAGATATAACCTTCACCATCACAATCAGAACACTTAGTATAATTTTTAAATGGGCTACCATCTTTTTTTATTCTTTTGATAACACCTTTACCATGACAAGCTATGCATTGCTCTGCTACAGTTCTGTATATTACCTCTGTATTATCTGCAACTAAATTTCTAAACTGTTGCCTAGAATAGTTAGGTCTTCTCTTACTCTTGCCTGTACTTTTATCTATACCAACATTAAATATCTTAGCCCATTGTTTTTTATCTTTAGGTTTCATAGAATAAATTAACCAAGCTAATTGTTCTGGACTAGATAAATTAATTTTAGTATCGCCCATTTGTCTGTAAACAATCTTATCTATCTTTTGTTTTAGATATGCAAACTCTGCTCTAAATTCTTTCTCAACTCTATCTAATTCATTTAAGTCTACGTTAATACCATTACGTTCCATGTCAGATAACACAACTAAAAACTCATTCATCATCTTAACTGTCATAAGTAATCCCTTATTCTTTTCTGATCTAAGGTCAGCCATTTGAGAATCAAATAATCTTCTAGTGATCTGTACATCTATCTTACCATACTCTTCTACAATATCTTTAGGTATGTTTTCAAAAGATACACCTCTATCCATGTATTCTTTTACACTACTATCTTTAGATCCTATCTTTCTTCTACGGCAACACATCTCAAGTGTTAAACTTTTTCTAACACCTCTGTTTAAAATATATTCACCAAGCATAGTATCATAAACCCTACCACTATATTTAAATCCAGATTCTAGTAACCACATTAAATCAAATTTAATATTGTGACCTACTAATAAAGTTGTTTTATTTAGAGTATCTTGTATCTTAACTGCACAACCTCTATCTATTCTCTCGCTATGATTTGTAAAATAATACTCCTCACCAGACTTAGAATCTAAACCTACACTAACTAATATATTATCTGGATGAAAAGGTGATGGGTCATACCCACCATTCTCATTTTTTTGCCACGATGTTTCTACGTCTACTGTTGTTATCATACTTACCTTTCTATTTTAAATTCTAACCCTACAACTATACCTACATTGCCATCAGTTTCTAATGCAGGAGATATAAACCAATTATTTTTTTTGTATCTAACCATAGGTACAATTTTGTCATGACTATATCCTGTAACTAACCCTAACTCAAATCCATTATGCTCTAAACCTGTATAAAAACTAAGATTATTTTCACTATTATAATACACTCCAGATATCATATTGTCAACTTGACATCTTGCATGTGGGTGATACTCGTTGTAGTCATGCTGTAACCCAACATGCATTGATACTGCAAAAAATATAGACAAACAATTCATCATACTTCGTATCTACTTATACCTCTCCTAATGGTACACACAGGTTCACCATGATAACCATTAATTTTATTTTTACTTACACATAATGTTCTTATCTTATTTTCTAAATCACTATTAGCATTTCTACCTATACCAATAATTAAATCAGCTTCAGCTGCTTTACCAGTTTTAGAGTTTTCCATCTGATCAAATGAGATACTGTTTCTATTGTGTGCATCTGCTGACGCTTGAGATATTGCAATTACTGCACAATCTCTACGTTTAGCTATCTCTCTTACGCTTGTATAAATCTGTCTTAACTTCTCATCTGTTCTAGCATATGTACCACTAACATTAACTTTATCTAACTGATCTATAACAATTATATCTGGCTTATGTTTTTCGCAGTGTGCATCTATATCACTCATAGACCAATCAACTGTATCAAACATTGATATATTATCTTTTATATCAGCCCATATTCTTTGGGCTTGTACCCTATCAAATAATATCTCATCCCTAGTCATACCAGTATACGCTGAGATTGCTCTTATCTGAGTTCTAATAGCAGGTTCTTCGTTTATAAACGCATGTACCTTTGCACCTTGAGAACAAAAACCATCTGGTGCTGTACACAAACTTACCCAGAAAGCTGTCTTACCTGTCTCTGGTCTAGCAAATGCAATCATAAGATTACCACCACCAATACCACCTACGTTTTCTTTTAGTACAGGTATATTAAATTTCCATCTAGTAGTAACATCTAATAATTCTATAACTTCATCTATGTTATTAGTTACTGCAGGATTTTTATCTTCATCAATATTAGTTTTATGATTGCCTATCATACCAGTTATCTCTGTAAAGTTTGCTTCTTTACCATTAAATATTTCTGTAGCCTCAACTGCTATTCTTTGTGCAAGATCTCTATCAGATAAGATACGCATAATATCTTTTGCTATCTCTTTGCTAGGTTCTTGTACTTCTTTAATGTCTTCTACTAATTCACTAAACTTTTCTTTCGCAGCACGGGTTAATGCAGGATTGAATATTGTAGTATGCAAAGAATATAACTCATCAATCTTTATATCTTCTTCGTATTTATCGTGTGCTTTTTGTATTGTATCATACAAAGAACTTACGTCTCCAGAAAATACTGTAGGTGACAGTATACCTTTGTATTGTGTGTAAAATTTTTTATTAAGCATAAGCCTAATCATTTGTTTTTCTATCATGCAACTCCTTTCTTAATATTAATTCTATAGTATCCATTATAGACTGATCTCTTTGATTCCATTCCGATCTATTCATATCCTGTATATCATACTTCCAACTATTCCAACTGTCTAGTATTTCTTTTTTCATTTTATCATCCATAAAATATCTCCCTTACTTGTTCTGTGTTAAAGTATTTTAAGTCATCTTCTAAAGGTTTTACTATTACATTTTCAAATCCAGATGATCTTAAATCTTTTGCCATGTCATACGATTTTGTCGTAGCATCTCTGTCTAAACATATATATAAATTTTTATAAGGTGTCAAATGAGATTTCTGTACTGATTTTAATTTAGTACCCATGATAGAAATACCAGTTAATATATTTGATACTGCACAAGCTGATGGGCAATCCTCTACAATAACTGCATCATCACACTCCCCACATTTAAAAGGCACATCTTTATTACCATACATATACCACTTAGGAAAATCTTGTTTAGTTAATGCCCTACCTACTGCACCAACTATCTTATGTGATATTCTATTTTTAACTAAGAACACAACTCTATTTTGTTTTACATCATATTTAAAATCTGCTCGACCCCAAGACCAAGACTCCCAACAATTATTATTGGATAACCAGCTCATTGCTTTTTCGTTTGAATATATTGATTGAAAACTATCTGGTATTTTAAATTCTGTATCTTCTATGTGTAATGTTTTATTACCATGAAATACTCTATCTACATAATGCATATTCTTTTCTCCTTGATGTTTACCTTTTGCGTTACATGTTGAATGAAAACAATACCAACCTATTTTGTTTTCGGTTGTATCTATAGACAGAGTATTTCTACCATTACAGAATGGACAATCCATTCTTGTCTGAGTTTCAGAGGGTATGCTTAAACCTTTTATAACTTCTAACTGTTGTCTATAATTCAACCTGCACTTCCTCGTATGTTATTGTATACTTATCTGTTGCATAAAAATCATTTGCCTCAACTTTCATGAGGTTGTTGTTAAGATAATATGCTACATTATTTTCTACTTTTTCTATTGTTGGTTCGTTGTCGAATGGGATTATTGCTACTGCTTCTATCCCCAGTCCTACTAATCTTATTTTGTATTTTTTCATCTTCTTCTCCCTTATCAAATAAGTTTTGTTTTGTCAAATTATTTTTTCTTAATTCCTTGTAATACTTTGGGTGCTTCCACTCGAACATTTTTTCCCTCCTTATATTCTTTGTACCATGATACATCTCTACTTTCTTTCTTACACCACTCGTAATGATTTTCTAAAATTTGTCTTATCTCATCTCTATAACTCATAGTCTACCCTTTCTTTCTTTTCTAGATACATATGGTAATCTAATAATCTGATTACTTATTGTACCTTTTTTACTTGTCCATACAATCAAAACATTATTGTCATGATCGTCTGGTTTGCCATCATATTTTTTTATGGCTTTCTTTAAACTCATAGCTTCGATATGTTTCTTATCTCCACCAGTTCTTATAAATGTATACTCTTTCATTTTTTCTCCTTATTTGTTTGATGTAACTCTGCCCCATCTGCTTCAAGATTATCTATTAGGTTTAACCCCTCAACGATACCCTGTGCCGTATGAATATTATCACAGAAACAAATTACATTTTGTTTTCCATTTTGTAAATCAAACATTACTGCATTTTTGTTTGCATAATAATTACCTTTGTAACTATCTGCTATAAACATATCTTTTGTTATATATTGATCATCTAATACCATTAATGCTCCTCGTAGCT